GGCCTGGGGATACCGCCGGCGTCTGCAGAAGGGTGACTATGCCGAGCAGTTCAAGGGCCAGTGGATTGCCTCTAACGAGGGTGCCATATGGGTCGACGGTACTGAGTGGCTCGAGTACTCCGATGAGATGGGTGACTACTGTGACCTGGACGTCGACGTTACAGAGGCACTGTGGAACCACCTTAGCAGTCTGGAGTACTCCCAGGGTGCCATCGACCTGGAACACGAGGTACGGCACTACTGCAACCTCATGGAATGGTCAGGCTGGCCTTTCGATGAAGCAAAGGCTGTGGAGCTCTACGCGAAGCTTGCGGTGGAGAGGGATGCAATCCGTCAGAAGATGATGGACACCTTCCCACCGCTGGTGATCGACAGAGGCCTGGGTAAGCGTGGCAAGCCACTGAAGCCAAAGATCATCGAGTTCAATCCTGGCTCGAGAGATCAGATCGCCCTGCGCCTGAAGATGAAGTACGGCTGGGAGCCGACCGAGTTCACCGAGAAAGGCAAAGCCAAGGTCGATGAAGACATCCTGGTCAAGCTCCCATACGAAGAGGCGCAGATCCTCGCACAGTATTTCTTGTTGGAGAAACGAATTGGGCAGCTCGCAGAAGGAGATGAGGCGTGGCTCAAGCATGCACGAAAAGGGCACATCCACGGGCATACGAACAACGGCGGAACTGTTAGCGGTCGCTGTTCGCATTCAAGACCCAACTTGGGCCAGGTACCTGCAGTGCGAGCTCTGTGGGGCCCTGAGTGCCGAGGGCTTTTCGGTGTGCGCAATGGCTTCCGACAATGCGGTGCCGATCTATCCGGGCTCGAATTGCGTTGTCTCGCCCATTTTATGGCCAGATGGGACAAAGGGGCCTACGCAGACATCGTCCTGAATGGTGACATTCACACAGTCAACCAGAAGGCTGCAGGCCTACCTACTCGCGATAGCGCGAAGACGTTCATATACGCCCTTCTCTACGGAGCTGGAGACGAGAAGATCGGATCCATCGTCGCACCCAAGGGATCCAAGGCCAAGAAGCGGCGCCTGGGTAAGGAACTGAAGCAACGTTTCTTCGCTGGGTTGCCTGCCCTGGGGAACCTAAAGAAAGCCGTCGAGAACTCGTGCAAGCGTGGTCATCTCATCGGCCTGGATGGTCGCTATCTGTCCGTACGTAGTGCCCACAGTGCCCTCAATCTACTCCTGCAGGGTGCAGGCGCACTCATCTCAAAGCAATGGATGATCGAATGTTTCCGTGAGGCCCAATTTCGCGGCCTCCGTTATGGCTGGGACGGTGACTTCGTCCTGCTTGGCTACATCCATGACGAGCTCCAGTGGGGTGTCCGTGAGGGCCTCGAGGAGGAGTTCGGAAAGATGGTGGTCGAGTGTGCCGGTCGTGCCGGTGTTTTCTTCAATTTCAAATGCCCCATCGATGCTGAATTCAAGATTGGAGACAACTGGCGTGAGTGCCATTAATGAACTGAAGGTTCTGGATCTCTTCAGCGGAATCGGGGGGTTCTCCCTCGGGCTGGAGAGGTCCGGAATGAAGACAGCGGCGTTCGTAGAGATCGATGAGAAAGCTAGGTCGGTCTTGAAGAAGAACTGGCCGAGTACTCCTATCTATGAGGACGTCCGACTGGTGACAAAAACACAATTGGAGTCTGATGGAATCACAGGAATCAATGTCGTGTGTGGGGGCTTCCCTTGCCAAGACATTTCACTCGCAGGACGAGGAGCTGGACTTGCTGGGGCACGAAGTGGTCTCTGGTGGGAGTTCCACAGGATCATCAAAGAGTTCCAGCCGCAGTTCGTCATCGCAGAAAACGTCAGTGCCCTTCGCTCTAGAGGATTGGACGAAGTGCTCTGGTCACTTGATGAGATCGGGTATGACGCGGAATGGCACTGTATCCCCGCTGCAGCCGTTGGCGCCCCTCACCAGAGGGACAGGGTCTGGATCATTGCCTACCCCCGCAGCTCGGGACTACAGAGACCTCTCGTCAACAGGGGTTCCATACCGCTCACAACTCGCTCGTCACTCGCCCAGCTTGGCGACCTTGGCGTACAAGTCGGGCCTTCGTGGCCATGCCATACCGAGTATCTACGAGTGGGCGATGGGTTTTCCCGTGGGATGGACACGCTGAAGCAATGCGGTAACGCAGTCGTCCCACAGATCCCTGAAGCAATCGGCAGAGCTTTGCTGGAGGCCTATGAATGCCATTAACGAAGTCTTACAACGTGCCTGGACGAACCCTTTCTTCACGAAAGGCGACTTCGCCCGCGTCTACGCCCAGGAGATTGCCATGGCGGCATCTCTTGGTTTCATCACAACCAGACTGTCCAGAGATGTTTTTGGGCGTCAGTGGTTCATCACCCGAGAAGGGCTTGAGCAAATCCATGGATCAGAAACTGAATGTCACAGTAGTCCCGTACCTGATCGGTGACATGCTGAATATCAGCGTCAACATCAACGGTATCGAAGTAAGCGAGCATGAGCAGAAGCTGTCCACCCTGTTCACACATTTTGCAGAGTGTGTTGACCCATATCGGCAGGACGACGAAGACGAGACCTACCTGCTAATCGAAGCGCTGGAAGATGGTCTGTACACACTCAACGATGTGCTGGTCTGATGCTCCTGATCGACGCTGACATTACGTGCTACGCATCAGCTGCAGGAGCCGAGACAGAGATCGAATGGGACGAGGACACCTGGAGCATCTATACGGACCTGAACAAGGCAAAGGAGAAGTTCCAGGCGTGGATCGACAAGGTCTGCCAGGCTGCTGGGATGACCGAGTTCAAGCTCTGCTTCACGGGAGACAGCAACTTCCGCAGGGCCCTGAACCCACTCTACAAATCCAAGCGGTCCAGGAAGCCTGTTGGCTATGGTGGCTTGAAACAATGGGCGAAGAACACCTACCCATATTTTGAGAAGCCTGGTCTCGAGGCCGATGACTGCATGGGGATCCTGGCCACCAAGTTCAAGGACAAGGCCTTCCCCTGCACGATGGACAAGGATCTCTTGACGATCCCTGGCCAGATGTTCCACCTCAACCAGAAGCTCGAGGGCCAGTGGTGCTACAGCTCCGAAGGCGACGCCAACTGGATGTTCCTCAAGCAGGCCCTGATGGGTGATGCCACGGATGGCTACGGTGGTGTGCCAGGTATCGGCCCTAAGGGTGCTGAAGCTCTCCTGAAGAAGCATGGGGCTGTATGGGAGACCGTACGCCAGGCTTACATCAAGGCTGGTCTCACCGACGAAGACGCAATTCTGAACGCCCGCATGGCTCGCATTCTCCGAGCTGAAGACTGGGATTTTGACAACGAACAACCACGACTATGGACGCCCTAGTTACCAATGACACCACCGCTGCAGTAGTGCCGCGAATGCTCCCGCAGACGCAGGAGATGCTGACCAACGCCTCTCTGACGCCTTTGATGGCCCAGGTACTTGCAACAGGTAAGGCCCCTGGAACACCAGATCCTATCGAGCACCCACTCCACTACACAGCTCATCCCTCGGGCATCGAGTGCATCCAGGTGACCGAACACATGGGATTCAACCTGGGCAACGCAATCAAATACGTGTGGCGCTGCGACCTGAAGCAGGACGCCATCGAGGATCTCAAGAAAGCCGCCTGGTACATCCAGCGCGAGATCGACAAACGAACGAAGAAATGACTCTTACCCAACTGAAACTCAAAGCAATCGTTCTGACTGCCTACATGAATGGCTTGCGCGAGGCGCAGCTCAATCCGACACCGGAACATGAGCGCATCCTGATCGACTTCAACAACGAGCTCATCCTGGCCGAGATGTTCCATGGTCCGGAAATGGACAGCACCATCGCTGACGACCTGGACGGGCTCCTGGCTGCTATCGATTCGATTCCTGAGGTCGGGTTCGCTGCGGTGGAGGGTGCCTGATGCATCTGTATCACTATCAAAGTGAGGCGATGAGCTACCGGCTCCCGTCTGCTAACCACCAGTACGCCAAGGACGGTTTTATCGGTGAGCTGGGCGAACTCTACGGGGCCTATGCCAAGGCCCAGCGTGACCACAAGCGCCTCGATGATGCCTACCTGGCCAAGGAGTTGGGCGATTGCCTGTGGTTCCTTGCGGCCCTGGCCGAGGACCATGGCTTGAACCTGGACGACATTGCGAACCTGAACCTCAACAAACTGGCCAGCCGTGCTGCTCGTGGGATGATCCAAGGATCTGGAGATGATCGATGATCAAGAAACTGTTTGCTGTACTGCTGCTGTGCCTGGCAGGGATGTTTGCGACCCAGGCAGAAGCTGTGATCGTGGCTCGGGCCTACAGTGCCCCACGGGCCTACGTTGCACCGCGTCCGATGTATTCAGCCCCGCGTGTAGTTGTGGTCCCACGCCCGATCTACACCCCTCGCCCTGTGGTTGTCGTCCGCCCACCTATTGTCCCCATCGTCCCTGTGGTGTCCCCCTCTGTGGTGGTCCCGGCTGATGGACAGATGGCTCCCGCAGAGCCGGTGATATATCACGAGGACCACTCAGGCTTCTACCTGGTGATGGTTCTGTTCATCCTGGTGATGTGTGGTGGCTGCTGGTCGTTCTACTACTACGACCCGTTCGCCTGGTGGGACTACGACTACTACTGATTTAACATAAGGAACATTATGACATCCAAGACAGTACAGGTTTATAGCAAGAACAATTGCCCTGCCTGCGTCATCCTGAAGCACACACTGAAGTCCAATGGTATCGAGTTCGAAGAGCGTAACATCGACCAGGATCAGACAGCCAAGTTCTTTCTGTTGGCTTCAGGACACCGCAGTGTGCCCCAGGTCTATGTTGACGGGGAGCATGTGGATCAACCTGCATCGTACTTCTCGAAGATAGACTGAATGAGCCGTAACGACATCACTCTGGACAACATACGCACACATGCACCATCCAAAGCTTACGATGATGGATATGATCGTATCTTCGGACGTCGCACTAAACTGACGTGTGCTGCTCGAGGTTGTAAGGGATGCTTTATCTGTGAGTACCCTGCCCCGGACACTGTTGTACAAAAAGAACTTGCACAACCCTGACTTATCCAATATTATCCAACCCATGCCCATACGGCGTGGGTTTTTTTCGGTGATACAGGACAACACAGGAGCAGATGATGGACAAGAATATGACGCTGAAGCAGCTCGTGCAGGTCGCCAGTCGTCGTCTGTGGAAAGGCCTGGCATACGAGAAGACCGCCTGCGCTAACGCCTGGCAGTTCGTGGGGATCGTGGGCGAGAACACCCTGGTGGCCGAGATCAGCGTTCTCACCATCGACAAGTACATGGATGAGATGGAGGGTACCGTCTCGGATGCCACCATGAACCGCAAGCTGGCCAACATCAGCTCGATCCTTAAGTACGCCCACGAGCGTGAGCTGCTCGCCAAGAAGCCCAAGATGCCCTTCTCCAAGGAATCCGCTGGTCGTATCCGCTGGGTGACCCCTGAGGAGGAAACCAAGATGCTGGAGCTCCTGGAGGCCTGGGGTGAGCTCGAGGTGCGTCGGTTCGTGATCGTCCTGCTCGAGACCGGCATGCGCCGTGGGGAGCTGCTGAACCTCCAGGCCAAGGATATCGATGGCCCCTGGATCCGCCTGTGGGTCAACAAGACCGACAAAGCTCGTTCAGTCCCCCTCTCCGTCCGTGCCGAGCAGGAGCTGGCCAAGGGTCTGTTCGACCTGGACAAGAACAAGCTGCGTCAGGTCTGGGGGAAGCTGAAGGCTGCTATGGGCCTCGAGGGCGACGATGACTTCGTCCTGCACACCCTGCGCCATACCGCAGCAACCCGTACCCTGTCACGCACCGGCAACATCGCAGTGGTACAGAAACAACTGGGCCACCGCAAGATCGAAACGACGATGCGCTATGCGCACATCTCGGACGAGGAGCTGCTTGCTGCAGTGCGTTAATAAGCATGCTGTCAAAGGGGGAGACAATAAGGTTTCCCCTAATGACCCAAAACGTCAAACAAACGTCTCCGGATGCAAAACAAATGTGTCAGACTGAAGACAAAATCACCTACCGGTCGTCACACCGTAACAACAAGTAACCGCTCCTGAGACAGAGTATGTACCCCGCGTCGTCGTTTTTAATGCTTCATGATTTGCTTGACCGTGATGTTGAAGTGTCCACGTATCACGATGGGAACCTTTACCAGACAACAGTGTCCTGGGATGGAATGGTTGGGATCGCAATGTCCGCTCGGGTATACCACGAAGCTGTACAGAATCACCGTGAAGTAGTACGATACACCACAGTTGTACAACCTTAGACAACACAGGAGCATCTAATGATTTACACGTTCGGAGCATCCAAGGGCGGAGCAGGCAAGAGCACACTGGCTTTCAATACCGCTGTTGCACTGGCTTGTATGGGACGGAAGGTGATTGCAGTGGATACCGACAGACAAGGCGCATTGTTCGCTGCTGTAGCAAAGCGTGACAAACACAAGGATCTGCCGCAGTTCAAGGCCTTCACGCTCTATTCAGACCCAGATGAACCCACCTATCTGGCTGAGGCGCTCCAGGGTCACGCAGCTGAGTACGACGACATGGTGATCGACACCGCTCCTGGTACCGAACACAACGAGCTCCGCAGTGCCTTGATGATCTCCGATGTGGTGGTCTCTCCCTGCCAGCCATCCTTCTTCGACACACGCACCCTGCCACCTATGGATGCGCTGGTGTATGGCGTCAGGACGCTCAATCCGAAGCTGAAGGCTCTTGCAGTGCTCAATAGGTGTTCGGTCAATGTGGGATCGACCAAGGCTACAGAGGCTCGTCAACTCTTGTCCAAGCTTGTACAATACAGTACGATGGCAATTGAGATCAAAGGGCGTGACGCATTCATGGAGGCTCCACAAGTGGGCCAGAGCGCTCTGGAGTACGAGTACAGTACCAAAAAGGCCCGCGACGAGATGGACACTTTCTTTAAGGAGCTCTTCAGCCATGGCAACCCGCAATAAGAAGCCGAACCTGCTTGACCAGGCCGCAGCCGAATTTCTGACGCCGCCTCCCGCCCCCGCAAGTCAGACGGTGGGAGGGCCTGCAGCAGAAGTGACTACCCCGGAACCCGCTCCTGTGGCCAAAGTCTCTCAGAAGGCCCCTCAGAGCCCCGTAGAGCCCTCTGAGGCTCCTGAGGCTACCCCTGCCCCGGCCGCCTCGGGAAAATCGACTGTAGACCGTCTGGCGGCGGCCCAGGCTGAGGTTGAGAGGCTGCAGAGGGCTGCCCGTGAGGAAGCCATCCGTGTCGCGAAGTTTCCCTGGCAGAACCCTCAGGTGCTCCAGGACCAGAACCGGATGGGCTACCACTTCAAAATCGACCCTGAGCTCTACCTGCAAATCCAGTGGCTCATGGAGAACCGTGGGGGCATCAAGTCGATCCAGGTGTTCCTTGATCGCGCAGCCAAGAAGATGGCCCATGAGATGCTCGAGGAGATGGGGGCCCTGTGATAATTTTCATTGCACTTTGCTAGCCGTTTTTGGGGGTTTCCATGCAAGGAAAAGTTGATACGAGCTTCCAGACCATGCAGCGCGATATGTTCGCCTCTGGGCTGGCTGCGCAGATCGGGATGAATGCCTTTGGCATCTGGCAAGCCATCAAGGCTCATGCCGATTTTGAGACTGGGGAAGCGTGGCCTGGCACTCGTCGCCTGGCAGAGATGGCTGGGGTTTCCCAAACGACCGTCAACAGCTGCGTCGAGATCCTGGAGAACGCCAAGCTGCTCCGAGTTCTCTCGAAGGGGAAGGGGAAACGGCCAAGCACCTACATCGCCCGCGAGCGCATGGACGTCCGTCTCGGGGAGAGGGTGCTCTGCACCATCGTGATCGATTACGTGCCCCTATCGATCCGAAAGACGATCGCTGGGATCGCAGAAGCCGTCAGTGAGGGCACAGAGGGTCCAGAGGCCTGGGCAGACTGCGAGATCATCCCTGGCGATGGATTCACCTGGGACGAAGCGGCTGGTGCCCTGAAGGCCTCCATCCGTGCCTCGGAGGTTCCCAGCCTTCCCGACGAGGCTTATCCACAGATTCCGCTTGGCCCTAAGCTACTAAAGAGTATCAAGGGTTAAGTCTATAAGTATTGTTTCGAACGGCTGGAGTACCGCTAAACCCCTCTAGCGAACGGCTGCAGTACCGCTAGGTTTTGTCAAGTGAACGGTTTTCCACAGTGAGTCCACAGGTTACTCACAGGATACCCACAGCCCTTGGCGGTCACCTGATGAACGCTAGCGGTACTCCAGCCGTTCACTAACTGGCCCCCTAGAATCCAAAATTTGGAAACAACACAACCCAATACAAGAGGAGGTTGTATGGCAGAGCGAATCAACCACAAGGGCCAAGAGGTCGTGATCCTCGCGCCAGGTGAAGACATCCTGAAGCACTGCAAGGTCGGCGACTGGGTCGTGGCCGAGCAGGGCTGGACGTTGTATTGTGTCCAAGAGTTCGATGAGGTTGTCTGTCTCGGTGAGTACGACTCCCGAGAGGAAGCCTTGGAAGCAACCGAGCAGTAGTCAGTGCGTCAACCCGGGCCTCACACCGCGACGGGTCCGTCTGTCCCTCAAGAGTCTGAGTCAGCTCTTGGGGGATTTTTTTATGAGATCGCCTGCATGAACTGCAAAGCAATTGTCACGATCCATCAAGAAGTCATGAGGACGTCACGAGATAATCGTGTATTCTCCAACGAGCTGTTCCTAGTCGTTCCCTTAAGAGGAGACACGCATGACTGGTACAACGAAGCCGAAACGCAAATCCTCAGTTTTCTGGACCCAAGAAGAGATCGAGAAGATCTGCGAGCGCCTGATACTAAAAGGCGTACGGGAATCGAGCCACGACTTCCTGCCACGGGTCCGAGAGGCCCAACAGATGCTCCTACCGCAGGAGCGCCAGAAGACCATAGGTACGAAGGATCATGTTAAGGTGATCTTTCCGACCCTGAAGAAGAAAGCAGATCACGCCGCTCACATTCATAAGATCATCGAGGAAAACAAGGCTGCTGAGACAGAACGTTCTCAACCAGCTCCTGAGACTCCTCAAGCACCTCCTACCGATCTCCTAAGCTCCATCCTGCAGACCATAGCCACCCAGGTAGCCGATGCTTTCGCAGGGCACCTGAAGACCGCTATTGACCAGGCGATGGAGAGGCTCCTCAATACTGAGGCACCAGGTGTTATTCAGAACCAGCCGGGTCAGGCTATCGCCCAGGCTCACAAGCTCAAGAAGCAGAAGATCCTGGTGGTCGGTCTCAAGCCTGGTCAAGCTGGTCTCATCGCCCATGAGTTCAAGGATATGGACCTAAGGTTCGTGGAGAGTGGTACGAGCCCCCAGCTGATCCATGGGAAAACAGGGGGCATGGATGCTGTCATCGCCATGACGAACTTTATCGGGCACGAGCACGAGAACGTCATGAAGAGCGCCCACAACTACATCCGCTGTGGTGGTGGACTGGATAAACTCCGACAACAGCTGGTAGGGCTGAGGGCACACTGATGCGAGATCAAGACGACTTCACCAAGGCCCTTGTCAGGGAAGGTGGTGGCTTCTACTGTGCCAGGCGACTGGCCGATGGAACCTATGTGGGAATCGCGCCCCTGGCGTTCACAAAGGCCCTCTGCATCGGAATTACCCCTGAGGTCATGTACACCCGCAGGTATTGTTTTGCTGACCTGACCACAGCTTTGGCTGAGTACAGGATGCTCCAGAGCGGCCAGGATATCCCTAGCGGCTGGGTAGCGAGACGTCCTGAGACCGCTGAGGACATCGAGGCCAAGCGCAAGCCTAACTACGACGCCAGCGAGTTCTGGCCGAGGCGTACAGCTGAATATGAGTGACAACAATGAAACCGTTTCCGCGACTACCCACGGGGCTGATGTTCGACCTGGCAGGGATCCTGAACGTTTTGATGACGTTCCTGCAGCTGTACTGGGGGCACTATGGCCTTTCCGTAGTGAATGGCAGCTGCGCCCTCTGGATGCTGTGGTCGCACGTAAGGCACGAAAGGCGCATGGCCGAGCTGGACCGCAGGTTCCTCGAGGAGATGTCCAAGCTTCCGCCTGAGGCGCTCCCACCTGAGATCCGCAAGAGACTGGAGAAGAACCATGGCACTCGGCCCAGGTAAGTACGATCAGACCGCCACGGTTGCCCGTATCACAACAGGAGCCAAGGGGATTGTCCTGATGGTCATCGGGGGTGACAAAGGTTCTGGCTTCAGTGTCCAGGCACCCATGGAAATCCAGATGAACTTGCCGCAGCTCCTGAGGAACCTTGCGGACGAGATTGAGCAGAGTGGCTTATATGGATAGGATGTTTTTCAAGCTGGTCGGCCATCGTCCAATCCCATGTAAGGATCACTGGGACTGGGCGAGGTGGTATGAGATCGGTGATAGGCGTGTAGCCGAGGATTACCCTGCGGAGGACTGCAGGGTGTCCACGGTGTTCCTTGGGCTTGACCACAACCACACTGGAAAGGGACCGCCGATCCTGTTTGAGACCATGGTGTTCGGTGGTCCCATGGACGACTACATGCGTCGATATGCCACCTGGGAAGAGGCCGAGAAGGGCCACGCAGAGATCCGGCACCAGTGCTGTGTGGCGATTCAAAAGGCTGTCGCTGAGGCCGATATAGCGCTCACCAGGATCACGAAAAAAACCCCAGGGAATCCATAAGGAAACCTTGGGGGGTTTTTCTTTATTACGCGTACGTGAGGTCTAGACAGACATCGTTGGCCGTTACAGCTGTGGTATCCGTGTCGACCAGGCCACCGGTAATTGCTACACCGAGACCCAGGCTAAAACGAAGACCAGCTGCACCGAGCTCCGGACTGATTGTGGCACTTGCAGGGACCATGAAGGTCTTCACAGGGACATCAGTACCGACCACAGGTGCCGTGGCTTTGTTGTAGAGCTTGACGTACCGAGCAGACGCAGCTGCGTTGATGATGTTGATGGAACCGACCGAGGTCACACCAGTCTTCACCAGAGCACCGTTGGTGCCAGCTGCAGCGAGCTTGTGGTAGAAGTTCTGGTTGCCAATGTTCGGGTTGAGCGAGGGAGTGAATGCGGACATTAGTGGAGGAGGTATTTGAAGAGTACGTCCTTCAGGCCGAAGTTACTCAGCGTGAAGACCAGGCCACCACCGTAGAGGGCCCATTTGATCTGAAGGAGAGTTTGCTCGATAGCCTGGAGGCTCTTGCTGAAGAGTTGCTGGGAGTCCCGCAGAGACGTGATCTCCTTGTCGTGAGCGTCAGCCCGGAACTCCAGGTGAGCTAGTCGCTTGTCGCAGTCTGTGGCCATTGTCATGTGTCTACCGGCTGTGCCTTAGCGATGATGTTGGTCTTCTCCGTGGATGCCATGGTGTCACCGAACCAGAAGTGGACGACGCCAATCCATGCGGTACCCAGGGAGCCGATGAGGGAATACATGATCGCCTTGTTGGCCTCAGGGACCGAAGCGAGCATGAGGGTGGCCACCAGGCCAAAGAAGCCCACTGTGATCAGTATGGTGAGCACCGGAGGCACCCACGACCTGGTAGTCGACTGCATCGTCCTGGCGGATCCCAGATCCTGGACCTCGAGGGCCGCTAGGGATTCGATGTCCTTGAAGCCGAGCTCCGACATCTTTGCCTGGAAGTCCTGGTCAGCCTTGCGTACAGCTGCAAGCTGATCTGGGGTTGCTCCAGCCATTGCCTCAGCCACAGCATCGAGACGCTGGTCGGTCGTAGAGGTTACCTTGGGGGTGAGATTGAACACACCCTCGAGGGCCGTCACTGCGGTACCTGCAAGGGGACCACCAACACAGGTAGCGATGGTAGGGGCCAGCTCCTTGGCCATGTTGGCTACGCCTGACCAGTTCATGTTGCGACCCCCAGAGACTTTCCCGCGAGCTCCCCCTGGTTGTCCCCCAGGAGAAACTCAGCTCTCTCTTGCCGACGACGATTCAGGAGACCTACGATCTCATGTCCTCCTGCCTTGTCCCATCTTGGAAACTCATTAGCGGCCCCTTCAATATCACCTGCGTTTATCTTGTACAACAGTGTGCTGTGTTGTAATGCTGAACCACCACAGTTGTAGACAAACGAACACAGTGCAGCCTTCTCCTCGTCGGTGAGGGGGACCGTGACAATCTTGTCAATGAGCGTACCAATTTCTTCGATCTTCTGAGAGAGCTCGAAGTCAGCCTGGACCTGAGTCCATACGGTGCCTGGGCCGATGTTAGGGCCCGTAGCACCATAGCCGATGGTCCAGGGAGCTGCACCAGTGACAGGGTCAGGGTAGGCCTTCAGGCGGCAGCTCTCGAATCCCTTGATGAGATCCGCAGCGATTTCACGCCATGCCATTTTGATTCCTTCTTATGCTGTGATGGTCGCAGCCTGGGTGAAGAGCTGGTCGAGCTGTGCCGAGGTCATCCCAAGCTTCGCAGCTAGGGCCAATACAGTGGGAGACTCTCGGTTGAAGACAGAAGCTTCGTTCCAGGCGAGGACGTACATCGGAGGGGTTGTAGGGTCAGCCATCAGCGCATTCACCTGGGGCATGTAACCTGCAGAGAGAAGCGCAGCTTTCGCTTGGAATGGCGTGACCGACTGAGGGATGACCACAGGGACAGGATCTGCGGGGACCACAGCGTTCCCCTGGGCAATCCAGGCGTCCATCAAGGTCTCAAGACGATTCCCTGAGCCCAGAGGGACAGTCCAGATTGTCCCTTGGTCATCGGTGTACTGGACAGTGGTGGTAGACACCGTGCCGTCCAGATTCCGTAGTTGTTTGAAAGTTGTCATAGTCTTGCGTCACAGGTGTATTGACCACCAGAGCAGCCAGCACAGTTAGTCATGCCACCATTGAGGTAGAGCGTGACTCCGTTGGGTCCAGGACCAACAACGACGATGTTCCCCACAGGCATTGTGGTTGGTGTGCCACCGCTGTAGTAGCCAATACCAGCGAACGACACCGACCCGTTTCCACGCTTAGGCACAAGGTATGTAATGGCCTGCATGTAAGCCATCAGTGGCGTAGCTGGTGATAGGTTGTAGTACGTGGGCGGGATAAAGGCTGTCTCGTAGTACCGTAGCTGGCGCAGGAGTTCCTCCTCATAGCCGCGATACTCGAAAGCTGTGGGGGCTCCCCCGTTACCGTTGATGTCCGAGCTGCTGCGTGGGCTACACTCTTCGACCTGCATTTCCATCACGCCCATGTTGTACGTGACACCAGTAGGCAACCAGATGCCCACGTAGAGCGAGTCATCACCGTTGGTGCCGAAGGTTTTCCCAGTGACTGCAGGGATATCCATACGGAACGAGAAACGCTTTGCGCTAGTCGTCAACACCCAGTTGATAGGGGTGTCCAACACGTTCACAGCAGACGGAGAACCACCAGTACCGAAGTACTGCTGAGTCATGATCCGAGGGATCGTAATGGACCCCGAGCCAACCCACAGCTTCATGCTGATGGTCACGGACTTACCCGCGAACTTGTGGGCACCTTCAAGCTTCTGAAGGAAATAGCCTGAGCTTGTACACGCGACAGATTGGTTCCACACCAAGTAGTTACGTGGTGCGCTATCACCGACGATGCCGTTTGTCCTAGCATCTACACGGGTGATGTTTGCGGAGCCGCCTGTACCTGTGTACCCCATCCACATGGTTGCGTTGAGGTACGTCTGGCCGTTCGCGGCGGTGATCGACATTGCACTGGAGGTCCAGTTATCAAAGGCACCATCAATGAACGCATTGCGGTTGGCAAAGGGAACGCCAGCAGGGCCTCCAATGTCGGAGAGCCGTGCCAATGTTTGATTCAAAGACATAGGTCTCCTAAGTTAGAAATCGCAGTCAGACGTGAACGAACCGCTCATGTCCACAGCGCCTGTGGGTGCTGAAGCAGTAGACGCAACGATGATGTATTCACTGGTTGTGTAAGCAGCCTGATAAGTACCGTTATTGTTCCCAGTGACGTTGACTGAGATTGCCGGTGTGGAGCGTTTGGACGCCTTGTAGATGGTGGTGGTACTACCCCAATAGCCCGTTACTGATGCGTTGTAGATCATCCGCCACCAACCAGTCTCGAAGTACCGTTGACAACGTAGGTACTCAAGACCAAGGTCGATCACCTCAAACACAGGGTTCTGAATGGTCCCTGCTTCAAGCTGAAGATTCGTAACGGAGATGAAGGCGTTAGCCACAAGGCCCCACTGGACACACCCAGCGGCGCTAAGGTAGTTACCAGCATTCCACGCATTGATAGAAGGCGCTTGGTACGTTCCGGTGTTCTGGAAGCCGACGATCACCGACATGCCTACGCCGTTGGTGCGCGGGTACGTGGCTCCAGCAGGAGGTGCAGGAATGTTCACCACAACCCTTTGCGTGACTCCAGAGTTCGTGTAGTTGAACGTGGTTACGTAAGAGTACGCACTCGAACTGTCACGGATGCACACAGGGTACGTACCCGTCTGACTTGCGTTGAACAGGAACGACACCGTGGTTGGCTTACTTACCAAGTCGTAGCAGTTGTACCCTTCAATGATCTGGTAAACACCAAACCAATAGTTACCGCCAGAGAAGCTAGTGCAAGCTGTGTTGACCTGCTGCACGACAGCCGGGTAAACGACGCCTTGGTACGTAATGGTCCCACCAGACTGCGTGAACTGCCCTGAGGCCTGGTTGGAAGTGTTCATACGGTCAACGACCGAGTACCCCGCAACGGCAGCCGAGTGAACCCTAGATGGCCTCACCTGAACCTGACAGGCACCATTGATGATTCTGTTCCGACCCATCGGTGCAGTGCTCTGCTGACTGCCATCGGCAAACTGCAGAGGCCCTGAGGAAATCACAGGACTAGCCGCAGTCATTGCGTTGGCAATCGAGACCGTGTTCAGCGAGAAGATCTGGAACGACTCGGTACCATCCGCAGAGAATCCCTGTAGCGTGAAGCCAGAAGACGAGTCCGTGTAGTCGGTACCCATCACCAGGAACACACCGCGCAACATCAGCCAGGCGAAACCTGGGACGTGAGCGAAGGGGATGAACGTGGTACCTGCCGTAGGTGTCGTGTTGACCAGCTGTGCGTTGGCGTTACCACCAGCCGACGAGGCCGCATAGACACCGTTGATACCATCGCAGCAGAGGTTACCTGCGTACCCTTGGACCACCGTGGCACTCTGAGATCCACCAGACATCTGCACGGTCAGCGTGTAGGCACCCGTGGTGTTGTTGACCAACATGAACGGATGCGACGTAGCAGGGACCGTGATCGTGGTATTGCCCGTCAACGCACCGGTACACTCAATGATCCCGTTGAGGAACTGAGTGTTGTTCAGCGTCATCGCCGTGGAGGTGATGGGCAGGTTCAGAAGGGCGTTGATATTCGCCGCAGTTGTTGCGGCAGATGAGGCGCTATTCGCCGCATTGGTTGCGCTGGTCGATGCCGAGGAGCTCGAGGTCGATGCCGAGGAGGCGCTAGTTGCTGCAGCTGAGGCGCTGTTTGCCGCATTCGTGGCGCTGGTCGCGGCTGCGTTGGCACTGTTCGATGCGTTTGTGGCGCTGGTCGATGCCTGGCTGGCCGCTAGGGTCGCATTGGAGCTCGCAGTCTCGGCTGTCTGATCCTGGTCTGCCCATCCACCGGACGTGTAGACACGGATCGTCGGAGGGTTCCTGGTGGTGTTCAGGTACTCGGCACCGATGGTCAGGGAATTGCCATTGTTGTCGAGGGTAGGATCCGCAGTCTTGGCACCCAACCAGATCGCATTCATCGACGCCAGAGCTGCAGCTACCGAGGTGGCATTAGCAGCAGCTGAGGAGGCACTAGAGGCGGCTGCGGACTGGCTCGAGGAGGCCGGGGATGCCGAGCCTGCGGCAGCAGTTTGACTTGCAGCTGCAGCTGAGGCCGAGCTTGCGGCAGCAGCCTGGCTGTTACCCGTGGCCGTGACCGCAGCATTGGTCGAGGCAACGGCAGCACTGGCATTAGCGACCGCAGTGTTCGCCTGGGAAATCGCCGTGTTTGCCTGGTTGAGGGTCGTGGTGGCCTGCTGGGCCAGGGTAGAGACGTTGGTCTCCGCCAGGGCTGCGTTAGATGCGGCGGATGTTGCTGCTGTGGCTGCAGCCTGGGCCTGGGTGTTCGCTGTGGTGACCTGTTGTACCTGGGAGGTCAGGTCGGAGATCAGCGCTTCAGTGGAGTCAGCCGCAGGCGGGACAGCTTCACCGTAGAAGAACCCAGACTGGTTGCTCACAGGTTCTACGGTGTTCGTATCCTGTGGAAACTGAAAGAAGCCGGTGCTCATTAGTAGTCCATGTTGTACGCCGGGGCCATTGCCATAGCGCTCTGACCCATGTCAGTCTGTTGACCTTGGGTCTCGAGGTCGCCGTAGAGCTGCCCGTAGCGAGACTCGAAGGAAGCCGTACGGTCATCCACGAAGTAATCGCAGGCGTACGAGAGAGCGGCGTAGATCAGCAGATCGCTGGCCACGTCAGAGAAGAAGTTCTCGTCGGTGTCAACGAGCAGAGATGGCTGGGAGCCGTAATAGACCATCGTCGCCGTTTGGCCTGAGGGGAGCACTGGGGTGATCTGGTAGGACGCACCTACGCGGCTGTAGTAGCGCGGAGTAGTACCCAGAGGCTTGCCCTGCAGGTTGAAGAAGTGGTAGATGTCCTTGTGTTCCATGAGCGTCTGGCTTCCCCATTCATTCGGAGTGAATAGGTACTTGAGCTCGAGGAAGTCACTGGGGATCACCAGCTGATTCGTGGGGACCAAGGGGTCACCCGTGGTGATCGACATCTTTTCCATGCCTGGTACGCGGAGCGTTCGCTCAATACGCGTCTGGGCCATGGTGATGAATTGATTCGCCAGGTCCGTAGTGCAATCGTTGCGGTTCAGGATGGCGAGGAACGTAGTACGGATCTGGGAGAGGTTCATTAGATTTGCTTGGCAGTCGTGATGAAGTACTCAAGGTTTTCGTGCTTGAGCTTGGCGAGGATCTTTTGGGCCGACTCATTCCAGAAGTCGAAACCTTCCTTCACCCACTTCTCGACAATGCAGACTGGGATGGATGCGACACGCATCATTTCCCCTTCACGCTGATTGACCGAATTGAGGCGCTGCTCTTGGAGCTGCTTTAGGTACGCGTGGGGGATGAGCTGCTCTTTTTTGATGATCAGACCATCGGTGTTTTCATCGAAGTCGATCTTGATATCGTTGAGCTTTGTCATAACGAAAAAGCCCCCATGGGATGAGAGTGGATCCCACAGGGGCGTAAAGGAATTAGGTTGGGCCACGAACGGGCCCAAGGAGGGGATTAGAGGCCCCGTGGGGCCCCTAGCATTACGGTGCCAGCGGGTTGGTACCAGTCAGGCCGATAATGCAGCCCGAGGCCTTGTAGTTGGTGTGCTTCAGCGAGAATTCACCAACGATCTGCTCACGGTGGCCGTCACCGGTCACTGCCAGCGGAATACGGGTCCACGGACGCAGCGTAGCCAATTTCCAATAAACCGGGTTATAAAGCAGAGCACAGCTCGACTTCATAAAACGATTAATTACAACTTTCTGCTGGCCGAATGGACTTACATAGAGATCCACCGCATTTACAACGGTTTTATCCGAAGCACCATCAAAGGTACGATAGCGACCTGCAGCAGCAGTAAAACCAGCCACAATCAGCGAGTCAGCAGGCTTAATCATAAAGATCGTTGCCTCGCCACCGTTCTGATACAGGTTCTGGTTGGCCGTCAGCACATCATTTTCAGCCAGGGCCACCGGAGTAGCCGTGTGGTCGACGGTGCTCGATGCGTCGATGGTCTGAACGCCCGAGGCACCCTTACCCCACACCGAGCCCATATTGCGAGCCGTGGTCGAGTTACCGACAGCAGCATCAGCCTGGTGACCAATCAGCGTGTATTCAAGCTCACGCTTAAGTTCAGCAGCCTTCTTGGAGAGCTGATAGGCCAGTTCTTTGGCTCGACCGTAAGTCGACACCGTGTCAGCGGTATTAGACACCTGGACAGTCTTCGTCAGGATCTGCGTATAGTTGCTACGCATCACGGTCGGGACCAGCGTGTTGTTGACGGCATCAGCACCTTCAACAGCAGCATTCACACCGACAGTTGCCAGCGCATCTTCCTGCCACTGGAACAGAACGTTGTGGACGTTCTCGGTCTTGATGCTCGACTGGAACGGGGTCGTGGTCGGGCTGATGTTGCTGATGATATCGCTGATATCTTCTTTGATACCTACCTGATCGTAGGTCTGAAAAGCAGTTGCGCTCATGGAGCTTCCTTAGAATTGAGAGGGTTTAATCAGCCGCCCAGCGAGCCATGAAGAGATCCGCTGCGTCCTCGGTGGTACCCGAGGCTTTCAGGCGTTGTTTGGCCTTCGATGTCTTGTCGACCTTGGCGTCGTTCGCAGTGACTGCCTTGGTGGTCTTGAGGATCTTCTTGGGCTGTTGCACGACCTTCTTCGTGGTCACGGTCTTGGCCTTGTCGAATTGCATTGCTTTGTGGATGAGCTGCAATGCGGTGGGATCGACCATGCTCCGGACGACATTCGCGTCCATGCCTTTGTCTACTGCGTAGGCACAGATCTCGTCGTACAGGGCTTGCGACCAATTTGGGACGGTGTCCTGCAGGGTCTTGATGGCTTCCTTAGCCTGGACCTGCAGGTCTTGCTGGCGTTGTTCATTCGCTGCCTTGACGAACGAATCAACCTCCTGTGTGACGAACCGATAGTCGTCGTAAGCTGCTTGAGCTTCAGCGCGTAGGGCTGCGAATTGTTCTGCATCGAGCTGCTTCGAAGCGACGAGCATGTCGATCTTCGAATAGGGTTCCCAGCGTTCAGAGGCCTTCTTGTGGAGGCGGTCCAGCTGGGCTGCAGCTCGTTGGTTTGCAGCTTCGGTAGCCTTGCGTTGCTCGGCAACAGCTTGCGATTTCTTGGTCAGGGCCTTCTCTTGCCCGTACAGTCGCTTCAGATCCTTGACGGATACCTCGAGCTCCTCATCGTCAACGCGAAGCTTCACCTTGGCTTCGTCATCGAGGTACTTGCCCTTGGGCTCTTCCTCTTCAGACTCTTCCTCGGATTCGTCTTCGGTCTCCTGTGATTCCTCTTCAGGGTCCGCTTCTGTTTCGTCTTCGTCTTGTTCAGGCTCGTTGGCCTCCTGCTGTTGCTCGTCGTCGTCGGCATCAGTCAGGTCTTCGTCCTCAGGATCTTTGGATACCTTCTCAGGGTCCGTATCGCTCCATCGAGACATAAATGCATCCGCTGCGTCCGAATCAGTTTCGAGAATGGTCGGCAGGGACGTGTCCACGCCCAGTTGGGTAGTGGTAGGCATAGGTTTTACTCTTCAGTTGGGGTAAGGAGCCGGTCTTTTGCATGGACCCAGCTCTGGAGTTCTGCAGTGATGTCCTGGAGGCCGCGGAGTTGAAAGAAGCGGTTTTCACGCAGCTCTTTCGCGTCGAGGGGGCTCGAGGTGATCTCTGAGAAATAGATGTTGTAGAGGTCGTTCACGCATGTGATGAACGCCTCGTTTTTGAGGAGCTCCTCAGCGGCCAGGCCACGTTGGAGCGTTAGTTCTTCGGTCATTGATTAGGCTTTGACAACTGCCTGGGTCTGCGGAGGATTCATCTCCATCTCCTTCTCGACCAGCTCCAGCTCATGAGCCTTCAGAGCCAGTTCACTCGATGCGGAGAACTCCTTGATATCCAGCTCACGGTTCTTGGACATTGCATCCATCTGCTTCTGCATGCGTTCAAGCTGCAGACGCATAGATTCGAGCTGGGCGTGATCGGAGACCTTCTGCGAAGATGTCTGAGCGACTTGTTCCTGGACAGCGACCTGGCGTTCTTCCAGCTCCATCTGCTTGACTTGCATTGGGTCTGGTTGAGGCGGCGGGAGGGTGGCAGGGTTCGTCAGGATCTGGGCGACATCCTTGCGTCCTCGCTTTTCTAGGATCTGCGTAGCCAGGTAGTAGCGGTTGTTCTCACCGTACATACGAGCGTTAGCAGGATCGCTAGCGAGGGCTGTGTGGATGCCCATCATCATCTGTGCTTCAGCTTCCTGTTCACCGTAGCCGAGCTTGAGCTCGATGGTGCAGGTAACCTCTTCGGCCCACTCTTGCGGTTTAACCGGGACGAAGTTGCCAGCGACGCGGACGATCTTCTCCTGCTTCTCGTTGAGCAGCACCAGGCGATACACCTCGAGGTAGAGGGGCTTGATGAACTGGTTCGCGAAATTGCGAGCGATGATCTTCTCTCGTTGCTGAGACAGAGAGACTAGGTTCTCGACCATAGCCTGGCTGTTCTGCTTCGAGACTGCATCCTTGTTCAAACCTTGCGAGAGCTTCGAGACGCCAGTGACTTCTTCCTTGTCGTCATCCAACAGCTGAATCGTCTGGAACACAAACGGGTTCAGGCCGCTCTGAGGCATTGGGATGATGCCGTCAGGTCGTGTGACATTCACCAGGCCACCAACACGGTTCTCCAGGAGCTCCTTGGGGTTCTGTACGGCACCCTTCACAACCATCATGCGAGGGTTGTTCGTGATCACTGTGTGGTCGAGAATCCCTCTTACGAGCACCGTACGGGCGTTCTGAGTGGGGATGACACGAGCAGCGTAGTTGGAGCCGTAGAAGGCGTGGGAGAGGGGGATAGGCGTGAAGCTCAGGAAAGGCTTCTTGTCGACCTGTTCCTTGTCCAGGATGGTGTTACCAGCCATGGTGATTTTCCACAGCTTCGCTTCACCGGACCCGTCCATGTCGATGTAGATGTACGCTTCGTACACAATCACATGTTCGGTCTGTTCCTGGTTGGTGTTGTCATCGTCCAGGTTCAGACTACCGACACCGATGTCCTGGAATCGCGCCAGGCGTTCCGGATCCATGTTGAGCTCGTCAGAGCCATCGTTGTCATCGATGTCGTAGACCTTGGACTTCGGGTAACCCATGGCGATGAGCTCGGTGCGGGTCTTACGGGTCCGGTGTGCCACAAAAGGAGCAGCGTCGATGGATGGGGACGTCGAGGTGATCAGGAATTCCTCGGAGGGAATTACGTCAACCTTGACCTGGCTTTTGTCAACCTTGCGCTTGAGCGTGCCATTGAACAGTCCCGTATCTGGGTCCAGCTCGACCGAAACATCACTGACGTCTGGATCCTGGAGCAGCAGCTCGGCCTGGTCCATGGTGACGTTGGAGAACTCCTCCTCCTGCTCCTCGACACGCTCGTCCCAGTAGATCTTGACGACACCTGTGCGGGCCATCAGACCATCCTGGATGAGCTGGGAGAAGATATTGAAGGAGTCATTTTGCCGGTGGACTACATAATCGGCATACTCCGTGGCAATCCGCATCGCTTCGACATCCTGTGGTGTCTGCGGATCATAGGAAACGATTCTGTTACCTGCGCTGAAGGTTTCGAGTAATACTGCCTTCAGGCTTTCGACTGCATCGAATACGTCCATACTGACGTACTTCGAGTTACCTGCGTGAGCTGGTTTTGGACGTTGACCATGGTAATACTCCATGACATCCGTGCGCTCTTTGGACAGTTTGCTGTCGTAGTAGAGCACGCTGGATTGCACATGCTTACCTACGATGACCTTCAGCTGACTATCGTCCACAGGCTGAAACTTCTTAGCCTTTGCCATTAAATCATTTCAATGTAGTAGTCACTTGTCACCTCAATAGGGGTGAAGTGGCCATCGTGGATAAAATTCGCGATTGCGAGAGACATGACACAGTCATCGAAACACCCAGCCTCCGCTTCCATCTTTCCGTCATCCTTGACCACGTAGGTCAGGCATTCACGCAAGGTCAGCTTGTCGTGGACTTTGATGTCTTGTTCCCGGAAGGCTTGACGGAGTTTGTCGATAATGAGGGGCTTGGTTTTGACTGTGGTGCGGAAGCCGAAGGTAACGGTTTCGTCTTCGGTTTGCTTGTCAACTTGGGTTTCGAAATAGAGGTTCGGGTACGCAAGGTCTTTGCCTAATCGGGTAGCCGTCAAAATGCCGTGGTTATTGTTTTCGACGGCAATCTTTGCGGTATTGAAGAAATGCCCTAGCTTTTCCAGGACAGTGGCGAAGTAATCTGGGTGGACCTGGCTGCGGTAAATCCCGACCTGGCGTTTCTTACTGTCCAGGATCTGGGCCACAGACCAGTCACCGCCTCGGATCCCCATGGCCACGTCAGCGCCGATGTAATAGGTCTCGCCAGGGTTGTGGTAGCGGTAGAGGACGAGATCCCCTCGAGGGGCCTCTTCGAATTCCTCACCGATCAGCTCGAGCCGCTGCTTGATCTCCGGGGAGTTATCAATGAGCTCTTGGATCTGCGGTGGGTTGAATACCGGGCGACCAGAAGTCAGGAAAGCCTCGTCAGCGTGGAATGGGTATTCCTGCATGAACATGTCAGGACCATTCACTGCGATCTTGCGTCGACGGAACATGAGCTGCTCGTCGTCCAGACCGTAGGTATTGACTAGCTTTTCTTCCTCAGGGGTTCTTTCGAATCCCTCGGGTACCGGCATGCGGTATTCCTGCTGGACGTACCAGGGAATGAAAATAGCCTCATACTCGCTCGAGCCATTTACTGCATTCGTCCAGATCTCGTGAAATGGATTCCCGATGCCATTTGCCGTGGACTCTACGAATACGAAAGAGCCAGGGGCATTCGGAATGGCCTGCATCAAGCCGTTGATGTTGTCTCGGGCCGTTGCAGGAGGGTAGAACGCAGCTTCGGAGAGGTGAGCGAGCTGGATGGTTTCACCTCGGCCCACACCTTCACCGCCTGCCGTCGCGACCATGTAAGAGCTGTCGAGGATGTCGAATGCGAGCTCTTTGCGCGAGGAGTACTTCGTGTGGGGCTTGAGAATCTCGGGACAGTTTTCGTGGTACCGCTTGCACATGTCGAACAGTGCTTTGGTACTCTCCCCGAGGTGGGTCATCACGATGGCTTTGACCGCCTTGTGTTGGCTGGTCCACCAGTAGATAATCCCTTCGATAATGGTTGAAAGGCCTTGCTGGCGTCCCTTTAGGACCACCACACGCACCTTTCCGGTTGTCTGCAGCTGGTTGATAACCACCCGCATGAAAATCTTTTGCGCCTCATTGAGGACGAGGGGAACGACTGTCCCCTCCTTCGTACGAATTTTTAGCGCGTGTTTCGCATAAAACTCAAAATCCTCATAGAGTCGTCTGCGAACAGCGCTCGTATCCGTCATTTGTCTAGCTTCATCTCCGCAGCCAGGTCGGTCAGGAAGTCTTCTGCCTTCTTCACATTAACCGTGGTCTCCGAGGCAGGTTTTGCCATCGTGAAGTCCAGGACTGTGCGAGATGCAGTGAGCTGATCCTTAATCGGGACATCAGGACGACGCACGATGCCGATAGCGAATTCGAGCGCTTCTCGACCGATGTCGTCCTTGAAGGTCACCATGCCTTTCTTTTCCATGTAGTCCACCATTAGCTTTGCCTCAGCTGATGCCTTGGCAATGAGTTTGTTTCGTTGATGCCTGGTGTAGCCGTTGGTAGAGCCTGCTGGACGTCCTCGGTTCTTAATCCGAGAGCGCCACTCAGCCATCTGAGCTCGACCCTCGGGTGTCTCAAACATCTTCGCGAATCCAGGACCGCGATTACGCTCCTTGACTCTTCCGCCGCGTGGGCCCCTTTGCTTGGGCTTCTCTTCCAACTTCTTTCTCCACCAATTCGCCCACACGGGCCTTGATCGACCGTTTGCAGGCCTTCAGGGTCTCGTGGGAGGTCACGAAGAGCTCGGCATCGGGCAACTGACGGAGGATCTCCCCGCCAATTGCTGCCTTTTCTTCGTTCGTTAGTACTGGGGCCTCAAACACCTTGTTAAAGGCTTCCCAGAGGTTCAAAACGTCGAGTGTTTTCACTGTTTATTTGCGTAATCGACCATCTTCGACAGATAACCGTCCATCCAGGTCTTTGCGTCGCCAGTTGCGCCTTCAAGATGCTGCTTCAGGAGACCTGCACGGGCAGATTTAGAGGGTTCAGCACCCATTACCCGGGCGAGAACTTCCATATCGCCGTTCGGAGCTGCCTTAGCGACTGCATCCATGAGCTTTTGGCGGTTCTGAGCACCAGCCTTGTACGCAGCCAGGCGCATTGCCTGCTCCATGGTCATACCAGGGGACTGCATTACGGATGCTGGAGTGACACCACCGAACATTCCCTTCTCCTTGAGGCCTCTGAGGGCGTTCTGGAGGGCATAGAACTGGGTGGTATCGGCCACAGCGCCGGTATGACGCATCTCGTTAGCTGCAGCAGAGAGGGTCGGATGGTTAGCCAGGACACGGAGGCCTGCATTTGCCTCTGCGGAGGTCATATTCAGCCCCGACCGTCCACCTTGGAGGAGCTCCTGGTAACCACCACCCAGAGGCATACGGGTTGCCTTGGTGAGCTCATTGCGAGCCTGCTGTGCAGCCAGGGCTTGTTGAGCCTGTTGTGCAGCTGCTTGCTGGGCCATCTGGGCCTGCGCCGCCTGGGTTTCCGGAGAGTTCTCCATCCAGTGACGCATGGTGTCCGAGAACTCCGTCATCTGCTTGGCGTTGCGTGGGACACCGTTGGGGTTACCCAGGCCAATGATGTTCGTCGGATCCTTGTTCGCCTGGTTGGCAGCTGCCTTGGCCAGGTTGTCCGCAGCCTGCTTTGCGGTGGCTTGTTGAGCCATCGAGTTCAGGTCTTGGATTCCCTGTTGGAAGCCACTCTGGCCGACCGTTGGGTACTTCTGCAGGAAGGCTGCAGCGTTCTCTCCACGGTCCAGTAGCGCCTGGATGTTGGCGGTACGCGTCTGTCGCATACCCATCATGCCCTTGAGAGCGTCTCGGCCAGCCTGGGTGAACATGGCCAGCCCCAGGGGATTACCATGGGCCAGACCGGCAGCGCCAAGAACATGGCCACCACCGTTGTCGATCATGAATCGACCAGCACGCTGCCATAGGGCATCACCAGCTGGCGTAGCGGCAGTCAGGGACATAGCACGCTGGCGCATCTGAATCGCATTAGCGACGATGTCACCGGCAGGAGATGCCCGTAGAGCGTTAAGCGCTTCGTCACTGAGCTGCGACTTACCATCGGAGCCATCAAGGGCCCGTAGGAGCGCCTGGCGTTCATCCGACTTCGGCATATCACGCAGAGCTGTCTGGGCCTGCTGGGTGTAACTGTTGGCGAGCTGGTTGGCCTGAGCTGCCTGGAGAACTGTGTCACCCTGGGTCGACCGTCCGAACATCTTGCGAGCATCCTGGACGATCTGAGCGTCTCGAGCTGCCTGCTGGATATCACTTCCAGAACCGCGTAGGAACGTCTCAGCTCGCTGATCGACGGTGTGGGGTGTGATAGCCCCAGCCGTACCTCCGAGGAGGCCTCCAAGGGCCGCAGAAGCCGCCAGGTTGCCAGCATCGATAGGGCCATCGGTGCGGCCTGTGTAATTCAGACCACCTTCGACGGCACCGGCACCAGCTCCTGCGAGTACCTTTGCGGTACGACTGGCAGTCGGGAGGGCCTTCATGGCAGCACCTGTGGCACCCACGGGAAGTAGGAAACCACTGCCGAGCTCACCGAGAGTTTCGATGGGGCCACCGGCCTCCGTCTGGGCTCTCTGGGCCTTGATCTCGTCGTCGTAGGCTGTGCCCTTGACTGCAGAGTTCGCGGCAGCTGCAGCCTTGTCTGCGTATCCGAAGGTCAGGCCATTAGCGACACCACGCATGGCATCATCGACAGCCTGGAGAGGGTGGTCGTTAATACGGGTAACCGCATCAGACAGCCAGTTGCCAGCCTTGTCCAGGAAACCTTGCGACTGAGGAGCAGTAGAAGCAGCGTCAGGAGCAGGGGAGCTGTCAGGCTGGGAGAAGATATCGTTTCCAAAGTAGGCACCGGAGCCGGTACCACCACCTGGCTGACCTGGTGCTGCCGTTTGGCCTCCAGAGCTTTGCCCTACACGGTCAGCTGCCTTGGCAAAAGCGTCAGCCATGAACTGCTCGGAGCGCTTGTTCTGCGGAGCTCGAGACGACGGGAGAGACGCCCATTCACCACCGAGCTTGTCGACAGCTGGTCGGAAGTTTCCGCTTAGGATGTCATCGAGGGCACCGTGCTTGTGGGCCAGATACAGCGCGGCCTTGTCTTGCGACTCAGGACCGAAGTCCGTCAGGTTCAGGGCCTTCGCTGCTTCGTCCCAGGTACCCTTGGTGAACTGGTACGCACCCGCAGCAGTTGTCGTGTTCTTCTTCCCATCAGTCTGGGTGAAGCTCCGACTCGTGCCAGGGTGCGCACTCAGGTCACTGAGGGTCGAACCACCAAACGAAACAGCGTACGGGTTTTCGTGTTGAGCGGTCCCTTCCGCAGCCGAGAGGCCATGCAGGAAAACCTGCGCCCTCGGGTCTGCAAGGGCATTACTAATCATTGCGTTGAGATCGCTCAAAACAGCCCCTTACGGTTAGTAGTTGAAGAGGACTCCGCCGCTTCGGGGAACATTACTGGTCCCCTGGGTGGAGAAGCCTTGGGTCGGAGTCGGATTGGACTTGTTGACCTGGCGCGACTGGAAGTCGTGATAGGCGCTGAGGGCCTCGAGACGTCGCTGCAGGAACGGAGCCCAGACGTCGCGGCTGGCAGAGAGCTCAGGCACGTCACCCGAGAGAGCCTCGGACTGACCTTGGGTAAGAGCACCGGACTTCATGGCACCTTGAGCGAGCAGGGTGTCAATGGCGGCGTTCTTGAGCTGGAGGTTCCGGTTGGCACGATCAGGCGCGAACATACCTGCGACACCAGGGAACATGCCTGCGACCTGGTCGCCCGCACCATGCTGATCGAGAGCGGCCTGGGCACGCTTCACGTTCATGATTGCCTGCTCGGTCTGCACCAGTTGCTTCTGGTACTCGTCGGCGTTCTTACGGTCGTCACGGGACTGGTCACGCTGCATGTTCAGGTTGGACTGCATCAACACCTTGTTCATGGCCAGCTGGTTCGCGAGAACCGTCTTGCCGACGAGGAAGTCCTGAACCTTTCCGTTCGGAACGACCTGAGGTGCCTGGCCAAGGGAGTGGACCATCGAGAAAGCACCGTCAGCCAGCGGAGTGACCCGGGGCTGGTTCAGTGCGATGTTCGAATCGATCCGATTGTTAGCCGTGTCCTGGAACGCCTTCATGGCTTCACCAGCACCCTGACCGAAGCCACCGCTGATGGGTACTCCGTTCGGGCCGAGCCTCGGGACAGCATTGGACATCAGCGCCGCGCCTGCGGCCATGAGACCCTCATTCATCGGATCTCGGTACCGCGTATCGTTCGGACCTAGACCACCTTGGATACCCTGAGGTTGATCCGGTGCAGATCCTTGGGGGTCAGACGCTGGAGCCTGAGCTTGCTGACTGAAGTCCTGCATCTTGCTCTGGTCAAGACCTCCAGGAGCGCCCATACCGAACGACAGGTCACCAGGTGAGCCCAGCCCAGTCTGCATGTAAGGCAGCAGCGCATTGCCCATCTGAGGGGCTCCAGCCCAGTTACCCAGGTTGTACTTGGGATCCTGTGGCAGCGACCTCGAGGGTACCGAGCCATTGGCCATCATGCGGGAGACCTGGTCCGGATAGTCGGTGTTACCACCAGCAGCCGTTGCGACCGCTTGGGGCACATACCAACCACCCGCTTGTGCGAGATAATCAAGAAACCCCATTACATACTCCCGAAGCTAGGCGTGATGCCACCCATGCCATACAGATCGATCGGATTACCAGCCGAGCTGTAGCTCATGTTTCCAGCGGACGAAGCTGCCCCGTTGGTCAGACCACCATAGTCGGTGGTACCTCCAGAACCGTACTGGTTCATGAGGCCATAGCCCATCAATCCAGCACCAAGGCCACCTTGGAGACCCGCAGCACCAGCAGAGGGACCAGTCGAGGAAATCGCAGGGCCACCCCACTTACCGTTAATCACGTTCATATACTGGCCGATGAGGTTCATCGGGGTATTCTGCTGTTCCTGGAACGTGTTGTATGCGGCCTGGTCTTGCGCTTGTTGTTGACCTTGGTACACACCACCAGCTTGCGAGCCGAGGTTGAAGTTGTTACCTGCCAGGTTGTTAGCACCAGTGATCGAGTCCATTCCCATCCCGTAGCCAGAGCCGAGCTGCTGGTTGGCACTGAGTGCCTGAGACTGTTGGGTGTTGTACTGCGACTGGGCCATGTTGAGACCAGTGTTGAACATGTTGCCGCGAATGGTACTAGCGTTGTTCAGCATGTTCTGCTGGGCACGAGATTGCAGGAGGGCAGACTCGACACCAGTACGCGTGGAGTCAGTGTTACCGGCACCGGCGGCCGTGAGGGCCAGCGAGGGTAGCTGCGTCTCGTTGAGATCGCGAGATACGTCCATATTCGCAGCGTCGATCATCTGATTGACGTACGGATTGTTGGCGTATTGGCCAGCTGTGTTCAGGAAGTTCTGAGTCTGGTTGGTCTGCGAGTTACCGTAGAGCTGACCAGCGTTGTTGTTGAACTGTTGTCCAGCTCCAAGCATTCCCATGCCGGAACTGTAGAGACCGTTGGCGCTCGCAGCACCGTTACCGTTTGCCCAACCACCGGCAGCATCAGCTGCTTGAGTCTGGTAGGGGTTGAGACCAGCGACACGCTCACCACCGTAGACACCCATGTTCTGGGCGTTCTGAAGGGCGGTTTGTGCGTTACCGAACTGGCCACTAATGTAGGGCTGTGCAGCGCTCCATGGGGCGTTAGCGTTCTGAGCAGCGGATTGTTGCGCACTGGAGGTGGCATCCGCAGACATCACAGAGCCCGCCGCGCCAATACCGGCAGCAGCCACTCCACCGACGATAGCCATAATTAAAGTACCTTGGTGAATACCCTCTCGGTTTCACGGTATCCGAGATGGGTAAAGATCTTCCCCATGTCCAAGTGCAGCTTCGTTGCGACGATGATCTTCTTGACGCCTCGTTTCTTGAGGGTCTGTTCCGCGAACTTCATGAGACGAATCCCTACCCAACCTTTGCGTTGCGCAGGGTTGATGTAATAGACGTCGTTGAAGCCGTGGAGATCGTTTGCGTAGTGCAGATGCGGACGGACGATGGAAATGTGGTAGCCCACGATTGCACCGTTCTCACGCACCGTGACCAGATGAAGTGACCCAGAATTCTGGTAGTACTCATACAGTCCGTAATCAGGTGCGAGAACAATGGCGTCGTGATCCATCCCGACCTCGGCCCAGTGTGCGGGCCAGAGGCTTTTCATTTCATCGACAACCGCCTGCCATGTCTCTACCTGATAGGTGATCATTGCGAGGTCTTGATGTCGATGACCAGGTGGATACGGTCAATCGGGGAGTTGTTGATGACTTCGTGCTCGACTGCGTTCTGGAACCACCACGTATCACCGGTCGCCATGTAGACCTGTTCATCTTCGGCACGAAAGACAACACCTGGGGCACTCTGCAGGACCACATGGAAGCGGTCCCAGTAATCACAGTGCGGCGACGTGTCTTTGTGAGGTGTGATGACACCACCGGGGCGAATCTTGTTGAGAATGACTCGGCCAAGTCGTTCACCACTTACCCGGGCCATGAGACCCATGACGATGTGACGGACCTCTGGCAGCAGCTGGTAGACAGGCTGGTCGAAGTTCTCGTGCTGATCGCCACCAGCTTCGATGAGCTCTTTGCTGGGGAAGCGGCAGATGATGGACTCAACGTCCCCGAAGGGGCCTTGAGGGTAGTTGCGTAGGAACGTGTCCTCTTTCCAAAGGGCACGACGAGTGATGGCCAGGAGAGCTGGCGTAATGTCCAGCCCCCCAGCAATCTGCAGGAAGTTTTTCATACTCTCGAGGGAAAATTAGGGTACGTGCGTCGCGATGTTCTGGAGCGCTCCATAGATGGAGGCCAGCACCTTCTCGATCTTTTTCAGTTCTTCTTCGAGATAGGACGGCAGGTTCTCCTTGGTAGGAGGCTGCGTGGATCGGACGTATTTCTGTACGGGATGAGTGAATTGCATCAGCGACGAGACAGGGATTTGACTTCTGCATCAAATCCGGACAGTTCGAAGTTGCTGATCGATGGCGTCGTGAACTTGTAGGCCAAGTACCGACCGCTCACCATCATGTCCATCTTGTAATCCGTAGCAGGGTCAAAGGTGATTGGAGGTTTGTAGTTGACGGAGCCCATAGGCAAATCCGCGGCACCGAACTGACAGGAGAAATAGCCCGTCGAGTTGTCGAAGGACGCCTGGGGGACCACAGACTGAATCGTCTTGTAGTTCCGCAGGGGGAGCCCCTGGGTATCCATGTCGATACCAATACGCTCCACGTAGGCAGGCTTGAGGGTCTCGAGACACGCCGGGAGGTTCACCAGGCCGATAGTCGGGAGATCCACGGCATACACTCTGGAATCCGTGAGACCAAACCTGGTGTCTGAGATCCCGAGCATGATCGAGATCTTCTGACTGCCAGAGTTGAAACTGGTGTAGGACGTGTTGTAGAGCGTATAGCCTGAGGTGAGGTTCGTGTAGAGGTTCTGCACCAGGCTTGCCTGAGCTGATGCACCACCGACGATGTTCGGCAGGTCCATGAAGCTCCAGGTGTCATTCTTGTAGTTGTAGATGGCACTCTGGGTACAGAACTGGGTACCGAAAAACGTTGCTTCCTCTTGGAGCGTGGCGTAGCAGAAATGGATCAGCTTGGAGACCGCATCATGGACGACGAAGCAGGACTGCTGCTTGGAGCGATCCAGGGTGTTGTAGATGCGTCGACGTACGCGTTGGTCAGCTAGGGACTGCTTGGCGATACCGTCGTGTAGGTAAATGTCGTTCTCACCGAAGACATAGTGCTTACCGTCGACCTCGACCACGCAGTTGGCATTGAGGATGCCCCCAGTGAACGGTAGGCGACGGAAGTTGAAGACCTGGGAGTCCCCACGGTATTCCATGAGCCAGACTTGGTCCTGGCTATAGATCACGAAGGCGTTACCGAGGACGAGCCCATCACGGATGGGAGTCTTCATCTCACCGATTACGTTCTCTCCCGAGACGTAGTTGGGGTTCGCCGGATCCCAGAAGATGTTGGCGATGGTGGACGAGTACTGAGCAGGATTATTCCACTTTACCATCGTAGGATAATCGACACCGTTCTTGTTCATCCCCAGCATGATGCAGAAGCCCATGAAGCCTCTGACGATGCTAGCGGTATCGGTAGACACCCAGTCACCACCAATGACACTGTAGGCTGTGTCGTGGGCCACGTTGCGGGCAAAGGGACGCATCCCCTTGCGAGCCAGGAACGAGACACCAGAGACCTGAGCGTGACTCCAGGGATTGTCATTGACCACCGGGGTGTAACCACTTGCCGGGGTCTGGAAGCCCATCACATTGTTCGGGTAGGCACGGATAGTGCCATCGTTGTCCGCGACAAATACGGTCTCGCCTGCAGTGGGGTCGGTGTACGAACCAACAAAGCGAGAAGCATTAGAGCTGCCACCTTCAGCAGAGGAGTACGTGTTCGGATTACCTGCATAGGTCGTGGCAGTCGCGTTGTACGCGAGGGTAGAGCGAATGGGGTTGAAGAGTTGCTTGAACACCGGAGCCCGCATGACACGATCATCAGAGAAGATGACGTTGTTGCAGGCGGAATAGGCGTTAGCAGGGAGGTCGTATGGGTTCTGATCGGTGATGACCCCCACGCCCCCCAGTTTGCGCAAGGGAAGGTTCGACATTCAGTTACGGAACTTATAGCTTCATAATGAAACACAGCGCCAGGTAAGGCGGCAGGTTGGTGTGGCTGTGGTCTCCCACCTGGTTGATCGTGTGAGAGTGGCCCTGAGGAGTGACACCTTCGACCACCGTGGTACCCGTACCGGTAGCAACGGCACCCGTGGTGAGCTGCAGGACAGCTGTGGCAGTGTTCTCGGTGTGGGTGTGACTACCAGCCATACCAGTCGTAGCAGAACCACCGGTAGCCAGGGGGCTGTAGGTATTACCAGCACCGACGACGAACTTGTCTCGAAGATCTGGGGTACCGTTGGTGCCATCACAGATTCCCCAGCCTGTGGGGATGGTGGCCTGGCTACCCGACCACATGATGATGGCACCCTTAGGCACCGGGTAGTTCATCTGGGCAGGCGTTAGGGTGACTGCAGAATCCAGGTGGGGGAACGTGTTCTGGATTGCAGCCTTCAGGAGACGGATGTGATCGGCGGACTGGGAGACAGTGTCGGTCGACAGAGGGTTCGCAGGGACGAGCTGGGCGATGTAATTGGCGGACTCGAGTGGCATCCTTAGACCTTCATAATGTACGCGAGTGCGAAATACGGGGGACGATTGTCCACACCACCAACGGTACCGGAGGCCTGCACAGAGAGACCCGTGACAGCACCAGCGATGGAGACGTTCGTACCACTACCTGCAATCGAGATACCGGTACCGACCGACTGCGACACGATGTCTCGGTTACCACCAACACTTCGCAGGGACCATCCACCGGAGCTGGGGATCGGATAGGAACCCTCAGAGATACCGTGGTTGTGACCAGGGTCAGACACACCATGACTGTGGCCAGGGTCAGAGACTCCATGGACATGGCCAGGGTCACTGAGACCGTGAGTGTGAGAGGGGACTGCAGTCTGCAGCGCTAGGCCACCAGTGTTCCCAATGGTGTACGACAAACCACTACCAACGATGAAACGATCACGGAGATCTGGGGTCGCAATGGTTCCCGTACCGTCACTACGGATGGCCGTCTGACCATTACACAGGGCCCAGCCTGCAGGGACGGTACCACCCGACCACATAGCGATGAGACCCACAGGAGTCCCATTGTTAAGGTTCTCCTGGGTCGCAGTAATCGCTCCGGTCACATTGGGCCAGGTCGATTGGAGACAGCTCTTGATGAGACGGAGGTGATCTGCGGCGTTGGCGAGGGGGTCAGTTCCAGGTGGATTGGCCGGGACCAGCTGGTTGATATAGGTTGCAGTTTCGAGGGACATGCGGAAGCGCTGAGACGCAGCTTGCGCTGCTTAGGAGGCCCTAGCCCCCCGTGGGGGTCTTTGGGAAACGAGTGGGGGTCTTTGAGGGCCGAGAGGTGGCCCTGGGGGGAGGGGGTACTTAGGTAAATCCTAAGTGATCTACTCTTGGTATCTAGAGGGGATTACTTAGGATTCCTTGGGGGAACGACTCTCTCTTACTAGGTTCAACAACAACAACAACGCTGGAGCTTTAGCGGAGGTTTTGAAACGCTCGCTTACAAGGCAAGGGGGGTACATCGCCAGGAGCCAGGAGCCAGGAACGAGGCACGACATGCGAGCACATCAGCTCTAAGTCATTGATTCGTAAGGCTTTGCATTAGATGTGACTATCTGATGCAAGGGAATCTAGGCGATTCCGTGGACGTTTAGAGGGTGTGGCCGTCCGTGGTTGGGCGCTGCTCGAATGCTCGTGATATATCACCAGAACAAACTACAAACGGGTAGAGCTCTGATCTTTTCGAAAGGGAGACGGACCAAAGATTAGCTAGTAGCTCCTACTATTCTTTGGTAGTCTTCTCTCAACTCTCTCAAGTCTCTCAACACTCTCTAAGAGCTCCTCATGACTCTAAAGAACTCCGAAGCTCCCAACACGTCCGCCAACCCATCTAAGGCGAAGCTACAGGCAATGGTGCTAGCGACTAACTTAGAGTCGGGTAAGACTCTCTATGTGCCTAATCGATTCGGATCGGTCACCATGGCACCTAATAGCGCCTATGAGCTAGCTAAGAGGTATCGTGAGGACGTCATAGCGGGGATTGGATGGACGTACACAGTTCAGCTGATCAAAACAGCACTCTAAGGGTTTCCCCTGGCTTGGTAGTATTGTAGGACTGTCCTAAAGTTCTTACATCAGGTTGTACAACACAACACAACACAGGAGTAGAAATTATGGCACTTGTTCTGATCGCATGCTGTGTAGGTGGTTGGGTTCTGTCCCGTCCTATCGTTCACGCTTTCAACATCTAAGGGGAGTCATCATGTGGACTGATGCCGCTATCCTTTGCGCTGGCTTTGCTGTTCTGGGTGTAGTAATGATTTCCGTGCGGGAATTCCAGGAACGTGCGCTGTATCGTGTGGTGCTTAGTATCGAGGGTAAGCGGGTCACCCATCGTGCTATGACTGAGTCTGAGGCATTCGATTGGGTTCGACAGTATCCGGAGGGGATCACAGATGGACCGATACAGATCTTTCAAGGCAATCATTGCATTGCAGTTCGCCCCTAGTTGTACAACACAACCCAACACATACCCGCGCAAGCGGGTTTTGTGCTTTTTTATCTTGTGCTACTTGACATCGTTTTAGGTCTGTCCTAAAGTAGAGTCATACACACACAGGAGCACACGAAATGAAAGCCGAAACTGTAGACACCCTGATCGTTATGATCTGTTCTTTCCTGGGCGCTGCCACCGCGTACGCGTACGTTTTCCGTTTCGTGTTTCACGCATTCTAAACATCATGGCAAAGCGAAAGACAATCAAGGTAGTTATCGTGGACGGTCAGACCATTCTGGACAAGTCACCACTGGTGCTTATCAGGATTCGTGCTGGTGGTACGTTTCGTGGTGGTAATTACTACGAACCCACACTGATGTGGGCATCTGATGCACTGGCGGATTATGCCGTTGCGGATGGACAGGCCGACTATGTGAATGGTGAACATCAAGAGATCGAGGAGTGGTAAGCATGGCACAACCTACCGGCTTTGTTATCTACCGTGGTGCATCACTCCTCGACAATGCACCGATTGTCGTTGTTGCTGTCGTATCGTCCAAGAACGAGAAAACAGGAAACATGGTGCAAACGTACATCCTAAGGGATGACATTAACCCCATTGAAGCCACTAAGACAGGAGACGATGTCTCGATTTGTGGCGACTGTAAGCACAGGCCGATTCTAGGTGGTGCCTGCTATGTGCGAGTCTTTCAAGGCCCTAACGTAGTATGGAAGTCTTACAAGGCGAACAAGTACCCTGATGCATCGCCCGCGCATGTCTCTAAGGTAATCCGTGGGCGTATGGTTCGCTTGGGTTCGTATGGCGATCCCATGGCTGTTCCCGCTAGCGTCTGGGTCGATCTCGTTTCACGCGCTTCTGGCTCGACTGGCTACACTCACCAATGGTACAACGAAGGGTTGTCCATGGCACAGCGCCATGCGATCACGCGCCTATGCATGGCCAGCGTAGACAATGAAAGCGAAGCGCTTAAGGCTCGTGATATGGATCTGCGTTACTTCCGTGTCCGTAGTGAAAGCGAAGAGCTTACAAAGGGTGAGTTTGTATGCCCGGCATCAGACGAAGGAGGCAAGCGCACAAACTGTAATTTCTGCGGTGCCTGCGATGGCTCAGACGATAGGGGTTCTAACAAAGCATCGCCCGTGATTATCGTGCATGGCTCTATGAAAGCACGTTTCGAGAAACAACAACGATTGATTGAAACCCTAGCGGCGTGATATCTCAGAAACTGATGTGCCTAGCACACTGGGCATATTGGTTTCTGATGTCACCACAGGAGAAAACAACATGAAACCCTTCATTTTCAAGCAATGGCACATTTGGTCCGGCACCAAAGGCATTTTGGTATCTGATCAGGAGTCAGCAGACCTGCGCGAGTTTAAGACTCTGGATGACGCTATTAATTGGTTGTTCGTGAACGGTCACAAGGAGGCAGTACGAGCGCTGAATCAACACAAGCACAGTTAGTCGCGAGAACCCACACACACAGAACCCTGGCACTCATAGCTAGGGTTTTGTCGTTTGTGGCTTCACCTGGAGAACATAGGGGAAAACCCTAGATACACTTACGTCTATCCCTGGCGCATGCTGTTCCGTGGCGGTTTTCGTCCGGAGGCATGGCCTATGATCTCGCACATCGTCCATCTGTGTATCGGTGGTGCAAAGGGTATGCGCGTGGCTGTGTATCAGGGAAACTTTGCCCAGTGCCGTGCATGGATAGCGAAGCAGAATAACCCCAGTCAATACAAGATTCGAGAAACCAGGGCATACAAAGCAAACCGATACAGGCACGCATAGAGGCCCACAGGAGCCACGCTAGGCGTTTTAGGTACCAGAGCACCACCCAGAGCACGTTATGAGCTCCTGTGGCGTTCTGACGCGTTCTAGCGGTATCCTTGAGGCGCTCCCTGCTAGCTGCAGTCTCTCTATGTGTAGATAGACATCGTCTACTGACTAGTAGATAGGCGGTCTATCGACCAGTAGATAGAGATTTTGTAAGTGGGCACTTAACTGGGATGAGATTTCAGAGGTTTTTCCAGAATCCAAAAATTTGCCTGGATAGCTGGAATAATTTTGAGAAATTACGATCCGGGTTTTGATTTGAGTTTTTCCGGGCCGAGCTTTTTTGACTCTTGAGAATGCATCCACCCTGGTCGAGAGAGCTGTTGACCTGGGCAACATGTAGAAACCAAGGGGGTGCATTCTCAAGAGGCCTCCTTATGGTGAGGCGTTGAGACCCTGGCATTGCACCAGGGATTTGAGGGCCCCCTAAGCCACGGGGGTGGGCCCCCAGTTTCTTACGAAAAGCACTGGGTCAGCTCCAAGGCTATTACGCGAGCCTTTGCACGGACTTCTTATCGAATCGGACAGGCACCGCTGGTGCAATCGTCTTCGAGCTCGGCATCGATGTCGTTAGCCTGGTCGATCTCAATCGGCTGCAGGTTGGCGACATACGCGTCATAGGTCTCCTTCGTTACCACCTCCTGGGGCAGATAGAGGTAACCCAGGTCTTGAGCCGACTTGGTCGGGTCAGCCCTGTAGAGAAACGACACACCGACATAGCTGTCCCAGTTGTCCAGGAGCCAATCGATGATCTCCGGGATCTCATCCACCGAGTAACTGATGGTCGAGCTCACGTTCTGATCGCACCAATGGGTCTGGAGCATCTTGTACCGCTCGAGCTGGTCGATGGCACTCTCCATGTTGACCTCGAGCTCCTGGCCGTTCTTAACGAGCTTGGAGAAGGGTACATCGTCCCATTTGACTGGGAGCGTGATCAGCACCGATTCAGCATCAGTCGGATTCTGCACGACCTTGTAGCCAGCAGAGCGACACAGCGGAACGATCGGATCGAAGCGGCTGAAGTTGACGTTGTTGAAGATGTACCGGCCCAGGGGCTTGTGCATCCCCTCGGTGGTATCGAAAATCTTCGACAGGGTACCGCTAGGTTTTACCGTGGTGATGTTTTTCGGACGCGGGAGGTCCAGCTCATCAGCCATCGCATACGCAGCAGTAGTCGCTGTACGACGAAGTTCAGCATAGTCGTAAGGCTTAAGATCAGGCCTACGAACAATACCAGTGAGACCCACGCCACAAAGGCGTAGAAAAGCGTTATTGCGATGCCAAGCTTCCTGAAGGATTCCATCACGGAAGTCGACACATGTCTGTCGATAGTTAGCACGAGCTGCAACCTCAATTGCGCGGCGCAATCCTGCGGAATCACCAAGAAACTTACCAATGTCGAGCTCACACAAGTTGCATACGCTGGCACTGCCCAAGAGGATCTCGCAGCAGGGGTTTACGCCCTTGAACCACGGGGCACGACGCACAGCAGCTTCACCGTTGACGAAGCCTGGCTCACTACCACCAGCCTCGACCATCAGATCGAAAATGTGCTGCAGCTCGTCACGCTTTGGTTTGGTCTTGAAGAGCAGGGAGTTGTTCGACTGAGCCCGTTGGACGTTGCCATCCCACCAGTTACGCTTGGCTACTGCAAACTCGGCCCACTCGTCCTGGCCATACTCGAAGAGCGCTATCTCTGCGCTGCGACGAGACGATAGGATGGTGCCCAACCAGTTGACGACATCGAGGATATCAATCCTGGTGAGGAGAGATCCTGCACGTCGATTGAGGATGTCAAAGATCGCTCGTACTGCCTTGACGAATGCAGCATCTCCAGAGGATATCCAACCATACCCTGCAAGGCGTTCGCCAGCCGGTCGTACCTCGGAGGTATCGAATACAAGTTTATGGGCGGGAAATGGATGAGCGGCCAGCTTACCGATTGCTTTGGCCCAGGCTTCAGCTGAGTCACCCACCTTGATCGTCCAGACTCCATTCTCGAAGCTCTCTACGTTGTGTTCGTTGCCACCCTTCTTCGTCCTGGTGGACCGGATGATCTCCAGCTCAGGGATCCGCTTAGAGAACCCTGTGAGCTGCCCTACGATGGGCGTAAAGCCAACACCGCAGCCCTGGAGCAATAGCCAGATCGCATCCACGATATCCGGCACAGAGCGGATCTCGAGAAAGCTGCAGTTGAACATAGAACTTTCACGACGCTTGCTGACCTCAGTGCCACCGAGCCACAGCGTACGGCCACTCAGGGACACCTTACGCTCCAGCATCAGCTGCCTGAGCTCCTCCAGCTCCTGTTCTCGTTGGAGCTCGTCATAGACCGTCTCATGCTGGCCCTTGGCCTTCACGGCACGTTCCCACAGCCACCGTTGATGACTGATGACGCGGTCGACCGTCTCTGGCCAGGATTCGAATTTGGTACCGGCAGCATCCTTAGGTCGGTTGTAGGTGCGCCTGGTGATTAGTTGGGCCCGAAGGCTCGGTTGGGACATGCTCTCTCGTTGTTGATGGATTGAACCCTAAGGGTTCCCTGAGACCACGGGCAGGGCAGCAGAGCGTGTACATGTCTATCGTGCTTCGTACAGTCGTGCATCCTGATGTATCGATGTGTGTGATCTCAAGGAATCCTTAGGATTCACTATGGTTATATCTTGTACAACACACAAACATACAACCTAATACAGGTCTATGGTGTGTCTTAGTGTCTGTAAGAGACCCTTTAGGAAACCCATAGAATCCTATGGTACCCCCTACCCCCTTAGTGGGGTTGTATTCTCTCGTCTAAAAAGGTGGGTCTTCTTTCTAAAGGACGTAAGGCTTGCAATAGTCACTTTTCGTCTCTAAAAACATGCCGCGGTATGACGTCTACATCACTGTGTAACAGTCGTTGATTTGTTTTAGGAGACTCCTATACGATGCGTGCTCCTTGCAGGAACGTCCTAAAAAAAGTGCTTGATGCAAGCCTTACGTCCTTTAGCAAACAGGAGCCACCGTGAACCCACTGACCAACCTTGCAGTAGCCTTCGAGACCCAAGCTGCCCTGGAGCAGCGCATGCTGGAGAAGGGCGTTACCCGCTACATCGACATCCAGGAACGCGCAGCGAACGAAGGCGACCTGACCAAGGCCCAGGATTCCCTGTTCCAGGGTGCGTTCGGTAAGGTGCTGACGGCGGTCAACATCTCGCACCTCGAGGAGTCGCTGAAGACCTGGCCTGCCTACCCGGCACCGCATGCGAAAGCTATGACTGATGTCGACCACCAGCTCCTGGCCGCTATCGCTCTCAAGCACTGCTTCAACGGTGCGGCGAACGAGATGGATCTCACGACCCTGGCTGTGCATGTGGGTGTGGATGTTGAGATCGAGATGGCTGCGACAGCTGTCCGCAACAACGACAAGGAAGCGTTCGACAAGATCGCCAAGCGGCGCTGTCAGACCGTAAAGGCCCGCGAACAGCAGGCCAAGGATCTCCTCGCTGCCAAGGGTGAGCTCGTCATGGAAATTGAGGAGCACCTGGTGATCGGTCTGCAGCTCATCAACATGGTCCTGAACAGTACCAACCTGTTCAACGTGCAGATGGCGGCAGCAGCGAATGATGAATTTGTCGTCCAGTTCAACGAGGAAGGCTACCGTACGCTGCATTTTACGGACGAGGCACTGCAGCGCATGGAGACCACCAAGGAGATCCAACAGTGGATGCATCCGGTCTACCAACCCATGGTGGTCCGTCCGGTTCCCTGGTCGAGCTTCAACACTGGTGCCTACACGGACCAGCGTGTGGCCAAAACGGTGCCACTGTCGACCGTCACCCACAAGGAGATCAAGGCCCAGATCGACCAGGCCGCGCAGAACGATGTCCCGTTTGTCCAGGCACTCAATGCCATCCAGGACGTCCCCCTGCGGATCAATGAGCGTGTCCTGCAGGCCCTGGTCTACGTCTTCGACAACGGGATCCCTGTGGGCAAGGTGCCAGGGTTCAAGAAGCCAATCCCCGAGGGGGCCGACAAGGAGACCAAGCGCAACATCCGTAAGGACAACGACAAGATCCGCGCCAAACGCCTGGCAGTACAGGCCGCGATCAACGAGGCAGTCATCTACGTGGGCAAGGATTTCTACCAACCCCACCAGCTCGACTGGCGTGGTCGTGTGTATGCGAAGCCAGGCTTTAATCACCAGCGTGCCGACTTCTGTAAGGGTCTGTACGACCTGGCGCGTGGTGAGGTGCTGACGGAGGAGGGCGTCTACTGGCTCAAGTGGCACATCGCGACGACCGGTGCATTCAAGGTCAATGGCGTACCTGTCGACAAGATGCCCGAGGCTGACCGTGTGGCCTGGACTGATGCACGTCTCGACAACATCATGGAGATTGCCCAAGACCCCATCGGGCAGCTGCATAACTGGAGCGACGCAGACAGTCCGTTCTGTTTCCTGGCCGCATGCTTCGCGCTGTACGACTACTTCCGCGACAACACGAGCCTGTGCCATATCCCCGTGGCCATCGATGGCAGCTGCAGTGGTCTGCAACACTTCTCGGCGCTCCTGCGCGACAGCCACGGTGGTTCCTTCGTGAACCTGGTGCCTGGTGAGAAACCTGCAGACGTGTATGCCGAGGTGGCCAGCATTGTGTTTCCCCTGGTGCAAGCGGATGCCTCTGGGGACGACGAGGAGGCCGCTAGGTTCGCTCGGATGTGGTTGGCCTATGGTATCGACCGCAAGGTAGCCAAACGAGCCACCATGACGTTTGTGTACGGTTCCAAGCAGTCTGGCTTTGCCGACCAGCTGCTCGAGGACATCGTGGACACCGACAAGGGTCGTCCGATCTTCGGGGATACCTGGGAGCTGCAGAAGCCTGCCTGCCTCTACCTGGCCAAGCACATCAACACTGCGGTACGTCAGACCGTACGAGCTGCAAGTGATGCCATGAAGTTCCTGCAGGACATCGCAGGGATCCTGGCCAAGGAGAACCTGCCGGTGGCATGGACTACGTGTATGGGTCTGCCGGTGGTCAACGCGTATTACAAACCGAACGTCAAGCAGGTAAAGAGTGTGTTGTGGAATCGCGCCCTCAACATCCCCGTGCGATTCGATCCGACTCTCATCACAGGCTTCAGTCGTGATCTCCTGGTCCACAAGCAACGCAACGGCATCGCGCCTAACTTCGTCCACTCGCTTGACTCCGCGCATCTGATGTCCGTGGTGCTGGCGTCGAAAGAAGCAGGCATCAACGACTTTCTCCTGATCCACGATTCGTTCGCGTGTCTCCCATCGCAGATGGGGCGCTTCGGCCGGATCGTGCGTGAGACGTTCGTCAACATGTACACGAACAATGAACCCCTGCAGGAGGTCTTCGACAACGCAGTGGGTGCCTTGATGAAGAAGGCAGCTGAGAGCCAAAACGCCGCGACCCTGAAGGGCATCGAGAGATCTCTGAAAGCGCTGCGTAAATTGTCGCTACCTGTCAAAGGCACCCTAGACCTGGCACAAATCATCGACTCGAAGTACGCGTTCGCGTGATTTGACGTGATCGCTGCAAGACTTACGTCCTTTAGAAAGAAGGCCCGCCGCGTTGCGGGCTTTTTCACATCCACAGGAACCCAATGCAACGCAGAGACTTCATGACGCCGCAGCAGAAGCAGGCGATGGGCAAGTTCGCCCGTACGCATGCCAACTGCATTGCGCATACCGGTGTGGCTCGTCCGGGCAAGACTGCCCAGGACCGGCACCGAGCCAATAAAAGCAAATGACCTACAACGACTTCTACAACCAGATTGCCATCGCACTTGAATGCGGCAACGTCGCCCGAGCTGGTGACCTGATGCTGACCGCATACGCCTATCTCCCCGAATGGGAAGCAGAGGAGCTGGAGGAAGACCTGACCTACGACTACTACGAATTCACATGAAGTACTTCACGACCCCCAAGGGCCCTGCAGGTTATTCCAACCTGACCAAGCCTGACACGAAATTCAATGCTGACGGTGTCTACAAGACCAGCATTACGCTGACCTCTAAGGAAGCCGAGCCGCTGATTGCGATGGCCCACGAAGAAGGTGAGGCTCTGCTCGAGGCGCTCAATGCCCCGGTGAAAGGCAAGAAGCCGACCAAGCTGAAGCAGCTGGACGATCTGAAGATGCCGTTCGAAGTCAACGATGAAGACGACACGGTCACCTTCACGTTCAAGACCAAGAAGAAGCCGAAGCTGTTCGACGCCAAAGGCAACCCGATCAAGGACGCGAACCTGCGTGTTGGTGGTGGTTCGACCATCCGCGTCAAGGGTGCGTTCTCGCACTACGAGGGCTTTGGTGGTGGCGTCAATACGTACCTGAACGAAGTCCAGGTCATCCGCCTGGAGGAGTTCGGTGGTGGTGGCTGGGAAGCTGACGATGACGAGGATGGCTACGAGGCTGAAGACGTGCGCTCGAATGCCGACGACTCGTTCGGGCAACAGGACACCGATGACCAAGACGTGGATTTCTAAGAAGAACCACGGCATCAAGGTAAAGCGAAAACTGCGCAGTGGTCTCGAAGATCGGATCGCCGCGCAGCTCGAAGAAGCAGGGGTCGAGTACCACTACGAGAAGCTCAAGCTGACCTACACGGTCGACCATTCGTACACCCCTGATTTTCATCTCCCCAACGGGATCATTGTCGAAGGCAAAGGTCTCTTCGATTCTGCAGCTCGCAGTAAGCACCTTGCGATCCAGAAGGCCTACCCAGGCTTCGACATCCGCTTTGTCTTCTCCCGCAGTTCCTCCCCGCTCTACAAGGGCTCCAAAACAACGTACGCCGACTGGTGCAAGAAGCACGGGTTCAAGTACGCCGACAAGCTCATTCCATCTGAATGGTTAGACGAATGACACAGAACCAACTGATTCTGAAGCACCTGCGCCACGCAGGCTCGATCACCCAGCGTGAGGCGCTGATGGACTACTCGATCCAGTCCCTGACCAAGCGTATCAGCGAGCTGCGTAAAAAAGGGTACCTCATCGAGGGATTCGACCGCTTCCACCCGACGACCCGTCAACGGTACAAGCGCTACTTCCTGATGGGAAATATTGCATGAAGGTATCTCCGATCTCGGTAAAGCTCCTCAGCTTCATGGGGGATGACCTGGACGTTGCCAACGTGGCTCGCGTCTCGTTCGACAAGGAGAGCCGCCTGGATTCCCACGGGGATCTCCAGGAGAAGGATCAGAAGCTGATCAACTACCTGGCCGAGCATGGCCACTGGTCTCCGTTCGCACACTGCTTCGCTCAGTTCCGCATCAAGGCCCCCATTTTCGTTGCTCGCCAGCTGGTGAAGCACCAGGTTGGCCTGAGCTGGAACGAGGTGAGCCGCCGCTACGTCGACAGCGAGCCTGAGTTCTACATGCCTGACGGTCTCCGTACGCGACCCGCGAACATCAAACAAGGGTCCGTAGAGGGTGGCCTGGCGCTGTGGACTGAAGCAGACTGCCTGTTCGGCATCGAGCGCTTTGTTGGCTATGCCGTATCGATCTACAACGAGCTCCTGGAGAAGGGTGTAGCACCCGAGCAAGCACGCATGGTGCTCCCGCTCAACACGATGACCGAATGGGTCTGGAGCGGATCCCTGATGGCTTTCGCTCGTGTGTGCCAGCAGCGCCTGGATACGCATGCGCAGAAGGAATGCCGCGATGTGGCTGAAGGTATCAACGCTGCGATGTTCGGCCTGTTCCCCTACAGCTGGGAAGCCTTAATGAAATGACCGAGGAATCCACACTCCTGCGGCATGAACCGTGCCCGTGGTGTGGATCTCGAGACAACCTGGCGAGGTACTCAGACGGGCACGGCTACTGCTTTGGCTGCGGTCACTACGACCCGGCAGATGGTCAAGCAACAACCCCCCGTAAGAGGAAACCTATGAGTGCCGATCTGGCCGAGTATCAAGAGGCCCAGGTACAGGGTCTCCCTGCGCGTCAAATCTCCGAGGAAACCTGCAGACACTTCGGTGTCCGTGTGGGTGAATTCAACGGCAACAAGGCCCATTTCTACCCGTACTTTGTGGATGGCCAGGTGGTCGCCTGCAAGGTGCGTGGTCCCGATAAGAAATTCAACTTCATCGGCAATGCCAAGCACCCGCCTCTGTTCGGACAGAACATCTACTCCAGTGGCAAGAAGATCGTCGTCACTGAGGGTGAAGTGGATGCGCTGACTGTCTCGCAGCTGCAGGGAAACAAGTGGGCGACCGTCAGTGTCCCCAATGGGGCCCAAGCTGCCAAGCGTGACATTGCCCGCCAGCTGGAATTCTTCGAGAAGTTCGAAGAGGTCGTCCTAATGTTCGACATGGACGAGCCAGGCCAGAAGGCAGCACGAGAGGTGGCCGAGCTCTTTCCGCCAGGTAAGGCCAAGATCGCCAGCTTGCCCTTGAAAGACGCCAATGACTGCCTCAAGGCAGGCAAGGGGGCCGAGGTTATCCAGGCAATCTGGAACGCCAAGGAGTACCGGCCTGACGGGATTGTGGGTGTCTGTGACGTGCTCGAGGACATCGACAAGCCCATCGAGGAGGGGCTCCCTTGGTTCCTGGAGGATCTGACCAGGGTGACCTATGGTCGCCGCTATGGTGAGGTCTATACGTTCGGCGCTGGGACTGGGGTGGGCAAGACCGATCTGTTTACCCAGCAGATTGCCTACGACATCACCGAGCTGGGTCTCCAGGTCGGCCTGGTGTTCCTGGAGCAGAACCCCACAGAGACCGTTACGCGGATCGCAGGGAAGCTCAAGGGCAAGCGCTTCCACGTACCAGGCGACTGGACGAAGGAGGAGCGGACTGCAGCTGTGCAGGAGCTCGATGGCAAGGTGTTCCTCTACAACTCGTTTGGCGAGACAGAGTGGCCCACGGTGAAGGCGAAAATTCGGTACATGGCTCACGCCATGGGGATCCGTGTCTTCTACATCGATCACCTGACTGCCATGGCCGATACATCGAGTGAACGCGAAAGCCTGGAGCAGCTCATGAAGGAGCTCGCAGGCCTCGCGAATGAGCTCAGGATCATCGTCCACCTGATCAGTCACCTATCGACACCTGACAAGGGCTCACACGAAACTGGTGCCCAAGTAACCATCGCGCAGTTCAAGGGTAGTAGATCGATTGGTTTCTGGTCCTATCTGATGATTGGCCTCGAGCGTAATCAGCAGGCTGACGACCCAGAGATCCGCAGCACCACAACCCTCCGTGTCCTGAAGGATCGCTACACCGGTAACGCCACAGGTCACCTGATTTTCCTTGGGTTCGACCGAGACACCGGGCTGCTTTACGACAAACGCAGCTTCGAACCTGACGAAACAGCTTACGAGTTCTGACATGTACGCAGCCAACCTCTTTGCAGCCGCTTGGCTGTCCTGTGTTTTCTGGTGGCAACCAGAGCCCAATTACTGGGAGTACTGGATGCAGGAAACCTTGCGCAAACCAATGATCCCCAACATCCCAGGATAACTATGGTCTCCGGAGTCGACATCAAGGACTGGCTCGAAACCTTTCCACAACCGCAGAAGTAAGGAGACCAATGAGGACTTCGATTTTCGATCTGGAGTCCAACGGTCTCCTCAACGACGCCACCAAGATCCACTGCATCACCATCAAGAACCCTGTCTCAGGACAGCGCAAACGCTTCACTCCCGAGAACATCGAGGAGGGTATCAAGCTCCTGCAGAAGATGGCCGACCAGGGTGTACTGGTTGGTCACAACATCCTCTCGTTTGACTTACCGCTCATCAGTAAGCTCTATCCCTGGTTTACCTATCACAGAGAGAGGGTTATCGACACGCTGGTCTTGTCCAGGTTGATGTTCGCTGACCTGAAGAACCGAGACGG